CGTGTGCTCTTCCGCTCTGGAAGGATCTCGTTTTTCATTTAGCGCCAGAAGTTAACTGCTGTTAACGTGGATCCCGATAGAGTTAACAAGCGAGTTAACAAGAGAGGAACGCTGATGTTTGTGACCTTTGCGAAGTTTGCCGAGATCAAAGGTGTATCAAGGCCAGCGGTCACAAACGCTGTGAAATCTGGAAGGCTCGAAGGAGCTGTTAAGGAGGTTAACGGGCGTCGGATGATCGACGATAAAATGGCTTTGGAGCTGTGGCAGCTCAACTCACAAGACACGAAAGGGATTCAAAAACCTGCGGTGATTCCACAGGTTGAAAAGATGGCAGAAGATGAGATTCCGTTGCTCAATGTGAGTCGAGCGAGGAAAGAGTTTTACGACGCAGAGCTAGCGAAGATCAAGATGGATCAGCAGCTGAAAGATCTGGTGCCTGCTGATCTTGTGCAGAAGGAAAGCTTTGCGATGGCGCGAGCGGTGCGTGAATCGTTGGCAAACCTTGCTGATCGTTTGAGCAATGAGCTGGCTGGGGAGAGCGATCCATCACGCATCCATCAGATGTTGGTGCAGGAGCACAGGCAATGTTTGATCGAGCTGTGTGATGCTTAATCCGTACCGCGAAGGTTTTTTAGAAGGGCTGCGACCTGAGCAGCCACTGACTGTTTCTGAATGGTCTGATAAGTATCGAAGGCTGAGCAGCAAGGCGAGTGCTGAGCCTGGGTTGTGGCGTACGGATCGAACGCCGTACTTACGCGAGCCAATGGATTGTTTGTCTAGTGATCACCCTGTGCAGCGCGTGGTGATGATGTTCAGCGCACAGTCTGGGAAGACTGAAGCGGGCAGCAACTTCTTGGGCTACGTGATCGACCATGCGCCGGGGCCGATGTTGTGCGTACAGCCAACGATTGAGATGGCAAAGCGTCTGTCAAAGCAGAGGCTGGAAAGCATGATCCAGGACACGCCAAGGTTGGCTCGGAAGATTGCACCAGCGAGGTCAAGAGATAGCGGCAACACGATGTTTGCTAAAGAGTTTCCTGGCGGGATCATGCTGCTGACGGGTGCCAATTCTGCAACTGGTCTTAGGTCTGCGCCTTGTCGATTCTTGTTTATGGATGAGATCGACGCGATGCAGGAGATCCAGGGGGAGGGTGATCCTGTGAGCCTTGCGGAGAGAAGGACGACGACATTTGCACGGCGGAAGATCTTGCTGACATCAACGCCGACCGTTAAAGACTTTAGCCGTATTGAGACTGAGTTTCTTAATTCTGATCGGCGTTATTACTACGTGCCTTGCCCAGCCTGTGGAGAGTTTCAACATCTGCAGTGGCCGCGGCTGAAGTGGGAAAAGGGCAAGCCGGAAACGGCGAAATATGAGTGTGAGCATTGCAAGGAGCGTTTCGAGGAGCACCACAAGACGCGGTTTTTGCCACAGGGCGAGTGGCGGAACCATGCACCTTTTGACGGGAAAACGGCAGGCTTTCAGCTAAATGGCTTGTATAGCCCGCTTGGCTGGGCGAGCTGGAGTCAGCTTGCTGAGGATTTCTTGCGGGCTAAGACTGACCCGGCAGCGTTGCGAACCTTTGTCAATACGCGCTTGGCGGAGACGTTTAGTGAGGACTTTGCGGCACAGGTCAACGCTGATGGCTTGATGGCAAAGCGTCTGCAGTACAAGCCGGGCATTTGTCCTGAAGGGGTTGTGCTGTTGACGGCTGGTGTTGACGTACAGGACGATCGCCTTGAAATATCTGTGTGGGGATGGGGCGCAGGCGAAACAGCTTGGTTGATCTGGCATCAAAAGTTGATGGGCGACCCTACGTCTGTTGAGGTTTGGGGCCAGCTAGATCAAGTTCTTAAAACTGAATGGGACACAGAAGGCGGCAAGCATTTGACGATTGCTCAGATGGCAATTGACTCAGGCGGTCACTGCACGCATGAGACATATAACTATGTGCGCGACAGATTGCGCCAAGGTGCTGTGCCGATCAAAGGAAGCAGTAAGCGCAACAGCGCGGCGCTAGGTAAGGGCAGCAAGGTTGATGTCAACTGGCGCGGCAAAATAATTAAAAAGGGCATTGTTCTATACATGCTTGGCACTGACACGATCAAGACCACGTTGTTTGGCCGTATGCGTCACAAGGAAGGCTTAGGCAGCATTAACTTTGGCTTAGCTGCTGATCATGAATACTTCGAGCAGCTAACTAGCGAGAAAATGCGTTTGCGTTTTCACAGAGGCTTTCCAATCAGGGAATACGTCAAGAAAGCATCAGCAAGAAACGAAGCTCTTGACTGTTTTGTTTATGCCTATGCCGCCATGCTGTTGTATTCCAGGCGCTTACCCAAGTTGACGATGTGGGAAAACTTACGCGAGAAACTGGAATCAGGGGACAAGAGACCGCTAAAATCAAGCAATAAGCCGGCGAAGCCGGTGAAGTCGTTCGTGAACACTTGGTGACGTGAACATCCCAAAACAAATTTATGCAGGGACGACGGTCAAGTGGCGGGATGATGCAGCTGTTGGCCCGTTAAACGAAAGCATCACAAGTGGCACTGGAAACTATTCTCTTGTTTACTACCTAAGAACAAACACCAACCACGAAGGCCACACGGTCACCGGAACGTCTTATGGCACAGGATGGGAGTTCAGTATTAGCGCGACTAATAGCTCTGGTTTTGATGCCGGGGATTGGTTCTTTTACGCTGAAGCATCTAAGGGCTCGGAGAAGTTTACGCTTGGCAGCGGACGGTTAGAGGTCTTTGCAAGCCTTGCCTATACCGGGCAGCCTGGGGCGTTCGATGGTCGCACTCAGGCTGAACAAGATCTGGATGCAGTTACAACAGCGATCCGCGCAATCATTAGTGATAAGGCTGCTGAATACTCAATCGGCAACCGCACCTTTAAGCGGATTGATCTTGCTGAATTAAGAGTTCGCGAAAGTCAACTTAAAGCTATTGTTGTTCGAGAACGCAAGGCCGCAATGATCGCAAACGGTTTGGGCGATCCACATTCCCTTTACGTGAGGTTCTGACATGGGCGTTCGATCTGCATGGCGTGAATTGTGGCGCTCAAATCCTGGGCCAATGCCGCGTCCTAGGGCTCGCATGTTTGGCGGTGCGCAAGCAAGCCGTCTTACAAGTGATTGGGTCACTTCTGTAACTTCTGCCGACCAAGAGATAAAAGGCAGCCTCAAGCGTCTGCGGTCTCGCTCGCGTCAGCTTGTTCGAGATAACGATTACGCCAAGTCAACTGTTCGCGTTGTTCGCAATTCTGTTGTTGGCACTGGCGTCAGGTTGCAGGCGCAGATTAAAAAACAACGTGGCGGAAAACTAGATACAAGAATCAACGAGCAAATTGAAAAGGCTTGGTCTGATTGGGGCCGCAAAGATAGTTGCAACACAGCAGGGCAGCTGTGTTTTGCTGATATTGAAAAGCTTTCCGTTTCGTCAATGTGCGAAAGCGGCGAAGTTTTCATTCGTATTGTTCGCCAAAAGTTTGGCCGTAGCAAGGTCAACTTTGCCCTTGAAGTTCTTGAGGCTGATCAACTAGACGAGGATTATCAAAGTCCTGCTCGCACAGCTGGGTCTGTGTGGCGGATGGGAATTGAAATTGATCGTTTTGGGCGAGCCCTGAACTATGCGTTTTTAAGCCGTCACCCTGGGGATACTGCATTTCCAACGCAGGCGAAAGAACGCCGGCACATCATTGTCCCGGCCAAAGATGTCGTTCATTTGTTTGACCGTGCATCGGGTCGGCCTGGTCAAACCCGTGGGGTGCCTTGGCTTGCAAGCGGAATGCAGCGGATGCACCATCTAGATGGATGGGAACAAGCAAGCGTTGTGCGTGCTCGTGCCAGTTCTGCATTGATGGGATTCATCCAATCACCAGAAGGTGAGCTGGATCCAGGCGGTGAGGTTTATGACGGCGAGCGTGTTTCAGGGTTTGAGCCTGGGCAGTTCAAGTATTTGCAGCCCGGCGAAACGGTGACGATTCCAGACATGGATTCGCCAACGGGAGAGTACGAACCATTCCTTAGAGCGCAGCTAAGAGCCCTGGCTTCTGGGGTCGGATGCAGCTACGAAACCATTAGTAACGATTATTCACAAAGCAATTACAGCTCATCACGGCTGGCCTTGCTGCAGGATCGCGACAACTGGCGGTCAATTCAGCAATTGATGCGTGAGCAGTTCTATCAGCCGATTTATGACGCTTGGCTGGAGATGGCTGTGCTTAGCGGTGCCTTAAGTCTGCCTACTTACGAAACTGAGCCTGAACGATATGAGGCCGTTCGCTGGGTCTTCCGTGGATATTCCTATGTTGACCCGCAAAAAGAGATTGCTGCACAGAAAGCAGCAGTTCGCAGCGGATTCAAAACCCTTGCTGATTGTGTCGCGGAAAATGGCGGCGATCTGGATGAATTGCTTGTTGCCCGTCAGTCAGAGCTAGCCAAGCTCGACGAGATGAACATCATCACTGACACGGATCCATCAGCGGTCAACGGTTCTGGCGCTAGCCAGTACAAGCCAGTGAATACGATCGACGCATTTGGGGACACCCCACCGCCATCAGGCGATGATGCGGAGAACGTAGGCGAGGAAGAAAGTGGCAACTATTAACGGCACAGAGATCGACTTAATGCCCACTAAGGGCATGAAAGCCGAGGCTGAGCGTTATCGCGAATGGAAGTCTGAGGGTGAATCGGGTGGGACAGAAGTTGCGGCACGCCGTGCAACTCAGATTCTGAGCGGCAATGAATTATCCGGTGATGTTGTCATTGCGATGTCGGCATGGTTTGCCCGCCATGAAGTTGACAAGCAAGGCGAAGGTTTTTCACCTGGAGAGGATGGCTACCCATCAAACGGTCGTGTGGCCTGGGCTGCATGGGGCGGAGACGCGGGCCAGGTGTGGTCAACGGGGAAGGCGGATAGAATTAAAGATATTCGTGAATTACCAATGTCTGAGGATCTTGCAAAGAGGGCAGAGCCTGACGGCCTAAGTGTTGGTGATTTTGTTCAATGGGACAGTTCTGGTGGCACTGCCAGAGGAAAGATTGATCGGATTGAGCGCGATGGCTCAATCAATGTGCCTGGCTCTGAGTTCACTATTAATGGTGATGAGGATGACCCTGCAGCGTTAATTACTGTTTATCGCGAAACAGACGAAGGCTTTGAAGCGACAGACGTGAAGGCCGGTCATCGGTTCTCAACGCTGACCAAAATTTCTGCATTGCGTTCTGCCACTGCATTGCTGAAACGAGCTGGGGAAACTCAGTTCGAGGAGCAGGAAGACCGGGTGATGGAGTTCAGCTTTAGCTCTGAATATCCGGTTGAGCGTTCTTTTGGTTCAGAGGTTCTGAGCCATGACAAAAACGCTGCAGATTTGAGCAGATTGAACGACGGCGCACCGCTTTTGTTTAATCACGACATGGACCGTCCGATCGGTGTTGTTGAGCGTGCCTACCTTGACGACGACAAAAAGAAAGGCGTTAGCCGTGTTCGCTTTAGCCGCAACTCTTTTGCGCAAGAAGTTTTAGCGGACGTTAAAGACGGAATTATGCGCAATATCTCCTTTGGTTATCGAATCAAAGAGATGGAAGAGCGCAACAACGAA